CTTCGACTGGCGGAAGAAGAAACATTGGGTGTACTTCCAGCTGCACCTATTTGGTACGACATGGAACCCAACGAATATTCTGATTTCGGCGGGGAACTTACAACCACTGCACGAAATGCGATTAACCGTCGCCGCCAATCGAAAAAAGGTGGTGTCACCGATCTTTCTGCAGCCGGTGGTTGGAATAGTGATGTCACTCAAACCAACATTTCAGCCATTATGCCAGGGGTTTTGCTATCGACGCGAATCACCAAATCACAGAACATCGCTGGATCTGGTGTGGTTCCTGACAACATTGTACAGGTTACTGCAACAGGCTATGAAATGGGTGCAGCCGGTGGTGTAAAATACCAAGCTGGTGCCCTTCTGTGGGCTGAAGGTTTTGTGGATGCAGCAAATAATGGCCTTAAGGTCGTCACGGGTGTGACAGGTGATGTGGTTGAAGTTGCAGGACTCACTGCAAACGCAGCACCTGCTGCTGGTGCGTCCGTTACAGTTGTTGGATTTGAATTTGATGCTGATGATGCAGGCATCACAGCTGTTGCAGGATCTCTACCTACTTTGACGACAGTTGTACATGACTTCACATCTATGGGCCTCATTCCAGGTGAGCAAATCTTTATTGGCGGTGACACTGCTGGTACTGATCAGTTTGTCGCGGCTGAAAATAACGGCTTTGCAAGAATTCGTTCAATTTCCGCTACCGCCTTGACTTTTGATAAGACAAGTGGCGGCGCCGATGGTGAAACTGAAATGGTTACTGAAGCATTGGCTGGTGGTGAACTGGTTCGTGTTTTCTTCGGATCAATGCTTCGTAACGTTGGCACAGAAGATACTGAATATTCTGAACGTTCCTATCACGCTGAACGTCAGCTTGGTCGTGCCAATCCTGTAAGCGCTCCAACAATCACACAATCAGAAGTCCTGAAAGGGTACTACTTCAACACCACTGCCATCAATATGCCATCGGCAGACAAGATGACGATGGACTTTGTTGGGCTTGCGTCGACGTATGAACCTCGCGATGGTAACAACCCAGGTGAAGGCGGTGGTGACGAACGTGTTCTATCTGCAATCACTGGTTCGATTGCGACTGTTGAAGAAGGCGACTTCTTTAACACATCCAGTGACTTCGTGAGTATCAAAATTGCAGAAGTTCGTCCAACACAAGGCGGTGTGAATGAACTTGCAGCGCCATCACCATTGGCGGCGTTCGCAACCGACGTAAGTTTGAACACCAACAACAACATCACGGAAGATAAAGCTGTTGGTGTATTGGGATCATGCGGTGTTTCAGTAGGTATCTTCCAATTGACTGGAACCCTTGGACTGTATTTCTGTGATATTAATAGCGTCCGAAAAATTCAGAACAATGCGGACATCACCTTTGATATCGCAATGGTGAAAGATTTCGGTGTTGGTGCATTGTCACGTAAAACAGGTACGTTAATTGACGTTCCTTTGATCACTTTGGGCGATGGACGCCTGAACGTGGTGGCAAACGAAACCATCAAGCTTCCGGTTTCTGTTGATGCTTCTGAGGAACAAGAATTTGGTCACACCATGACGTGGCAGGAATTTGATTATCTTCCGAATGCTGCTGGCACCTAATAGTTGACAGTTAAAAGTGATTGATCGGCCCGAACCTATCATGTAGGTTCGGGCTATCTTTTTTGAGAAATAAGGACAAAGAATCATGGATAACGTAACCAATACACCTGCTGAACCTGTTAAATTTGATGCAGCTTCGATCGACGCTGAATTGACTGGTTTTGACATGGCAGACACCGCAGAACTTGATTGTGGTGAATTCGATATCGTCATTCGACAGGCAGCAATTCACAATGAAACTTTTCGAGCCTCTGTTGTGAAACACACAATGGCTGCAAAGAAAAAGTCCCTTGTGGTCAAGGAAGGTACAACAACTGGAAGTTATGAACAGGATGTAAATTTGTTCATTGAACATGTTCTGGTTGGATGGGGCGAACGTCCTTTCAAGGTTCGCGGCGTAGCCATGCCCTGGACTTCTGAGAATTTGCAAATGATGTTCAGTACCCGAAAGGGTAAGGTTCTATTCAGCAAAATCCAGCTTGCAGCAGTTGAAGAAAAACTGTTTGTGATTCGCGAAGAAGACCTGGGAAACTCTTAACCGTTCTCGATTTCTGGATTGCGAACGGCGCCAGTTATAAATCAGTATTGCGTACCGCGGAAAGAAACCGCCGCGGTATGCCTGAAAAGTTTGTTGAAGTCTGGGAATCAACTGAACCCTGGATGGACTTTTTTCTTGAAACGTTCTTCGAATTATCAACCGATCGTCCAGCGGCGATGGGGGTGACACCTATTCCATCAGCTTCTATAAGATCGCAAGCCGCATACCTTGGGCTTTCTAGGGGTGACTTCCCCTGGTTTCGTGATACAATAAGGGCTATGGACGCCCATTATCTCGAAAAGAAGAACAACAAGGATGGCAACACTTAAACAATTCAGCCGTAGAATGAGCCAGATAGGCGCACGTATCGAACATAACACAGAAGTTATGGGACGTCGTGTGGTTCTTGCTGTTCACCAGGCTGTTGTTCTGGGAACACCTGTTGATGAAGGTATTGCACAGCACGATCCAAGGCAAGAGATTTTAGGGAAAATCAGGATTTCCATATCACGAACAATCTGCCATATATAGTTCCATTGAACCAAGGTTCTTCAGCCCAAGCACCTGCTGGATTTGTTGAAGACGGTGTACAGGCTGGGGTTGCCGCGGCAACATCAACTAAGTTGACAGGAAGGCGACTGACTGAATGACGGAACGTATTGACATTGTCGTCGGCCTCACTGGTGGACGTCGCGTAAAACGCGATTTGGATGACATTGGCGGCGCCGGTAGTTCGGCGGCGGATAAAATTGCACGTCTGACACGTGCCCTTGGTGCAATCGGCGCTATCGCTGCATTTGGGCAAGCTATACGAACAACAATCCAATACCAGACCGCAATTGCAGAAGTTTCCACGTTGGTGAACACGGCAACCTTCGACATGGAAGGTTTAAACGAAGCTATCCTGGATCAGTCAAAAGCCTTTGGTGGCCTACCAGTTCAACAGGCCCAGGCCGCATATCAGATTATTTCTGCAGGTGCTTCAAGTGCTGCAGAAGCTACGGATATTTTGACATCTGCGAATAGGCTTGCTGTTGGAGGTGTCACGGATGTTGCAACAGCTGCAGACGGTCTGACGTCAATTCTAAATGCTTATGGTGACGGTGTTCAATCGGCAGCTGATGTATCTGACATCCTGTTTGTCGGTGTTCGACAAGGTAAAACCACTATTGATGAATTGTCTACTGCGATCGGCCGCGTTGCGCCTTTGGCAGCAACAACGGGTGTTGCGTTTGAAGAATTAATTTCAGCTGTGGCAGCCCTCACCAAAGGGGGTATTTCCACCAATGAAGCTATTACGGGAACACGTGCCGTTTTGGCGGCTATTGCCAAACCATCTTCAGAGGCCCAAGCCGCGGCTAAAGCGCTGGGAATCGAATTCAACACCGCTGCTTTGGAAAGCAAAGGTCTATCCGGATTCCTGCAAGATCTTGTTGATGGGACGGGTGGAAACACCGAAGCCTTGGCCTTGCTATTTGGGGGAGTGGAAGCCCTTGTACCGGTCCTTGCGCTTGCAGGCAAAGCTGGGGATGATTTCACCGACACGCTTGACCAAATGCAGGACCGTGCAGGGTCAACCGAAGAAGCATTTGATAAACTTGCGAATACGCCTGGTTTTCAGCTTGATCGTATCCTTAGTGCCATTTCGGCAGAAGCGATTAAACTTTTCCAAGCGTTCACACAATCCCTGGTTCCAGCTTTAAAAGCTGTTGCTGACAATATTGACATCGTAATTATTGGAATTCAGGCGTTGATTGGTGTACTTATTGCACTTGCAGCACGATCTGCAATAGGTGCAGTTGTGCTAGGATTTACAAGCATTATCAGGGTGTTGGCGACCATGCAGGCCATTCTTGGCACAACCGGTGCGGCCGCAGTTGCCTTCCAAGGAATTATGGTAGCTGCATCCCGTATAGGTGTTGCAGCATTCGGTGCATTACTTGGGCCGATCGGCGCTATCGCCATTGCAGTTGGTAGTGTAATCAGCATTGTCAGAACCCTTCGTGGTGAATTTGACGCTCTGAAAGCTTCAGCTGGTCAAAGTGTTTCGATCATCAACAGCCAAGTT